GCCCTCCTGGTATATTCGAGGTCGTTGAGCGTGTCCGGATCTTCCCGGAAGTAAAACCGGATCATCGCATCATACATATCGAACGTTTTTTCCATATCGCAACTTTCGGAATCCTTCAAAGGAGGAATATCCGAAAGCTGCTCTATAAGTTTTTTACGATCGACTTCCTTATCGGGATGAGCTCAGAAACGCCGGTAAGGGCTCCGTAGAACAAACCATCATCGGCCATCACCTCTTCCTTATGAGATAGCAGGCAAGCCTTAACAAGGATTTCATCGGCCTTCTTGGGGTCGGTGTCCGCCCACCTTCTGAACTGCCCCATCACTGTACGGGAAGGAACACAGGCAAGCACTGTTTTGTAGTCCGACATCTCATCATCCACAGGGATATCGATGTATTTTATTTTATCAGTTCCATGCTTGGCTTTGGCCTGGTTGATCATTTCCTGGGTAATGCCTGCAGGAAGTTTTTTTTCATCTTTTTCCATTTGATTCTAAAGTTTTAAAGCGGTTTTAAATTTTCTTTGAAACCTCCGGGAAGCCCCGGAGGTGTTCAAACTACTAACTAAACATATCAGAGAAACGAGTTTACACGTTATACTTAATGTCGAGCGGGAAGAGTTCGAGCTCTCGCTCCAGCTCCCCATCGTTTGTAACATTCCTGCCGGTGCCGGTGAACTTTACGTTCAGCACATCGGTAATCATGTCATTTTCAAAATTCGCAAAGGTGACTACGATTGGAAAAGGCCTGATTTTAGCTATGTCTCCGAAAGGAGCAATCTTTTCAAACTCTGAAAGCACATCCAGCGCCACAGTCATCTTTGCATTCATCTCTTTACCTCCCATTCTCCATCCACGTGGTTCACGTTTGATGCCCCGCTGGTATTCATGAGGGTAAGAGTGTCCGTATTCAATATTGGATGGGTTCACGTCATTCATCCCGGATACGTTAACTTTCACGTCACCGGCTGAATAGACCTCACCCATTCTTCGTAACCTTGCCATTGTTAGTTATTTTTAAGGTTGATAGTTCCTACAATTTCATTGATGCTGCCAGTAGGCGTTACACTGAATGAAACATTCAACTGCTTAGCCACAAGCATATCACTCTCCGGATCGGTAAAGGTTTGTCCTCCGCTGATAAGCGACCTGCCTGCCATCGATTCAAACACGTTGTTGCCAACAGCATCGTAATAGCGTACCATGGCATTTGGTAGTTTTCCATCCTCAACCTCTACCGGCTTTTTAACCTCCTCGAGGTAAGTTAGCCTGAGAGCTCGTTTAGCCTCATCGTAGGTGTGAGAATAGTATATGGTGTGCTGGTTCATGTTGCCTTCCTGGTCTACGACAATCGGGGCACATACATGGCCACCATTAAACCAGTAACCACTCAGGCCCTGGTAACGGATCGGGAAGACGTATCCTTTAGTATCCAGCGTAGGAAGGTCTGAATAGACTTCACTGTACTTCTTATGATTAGACAGCCCGCCGGTCATCCACACCTCAAGGTCGGCATTCATCAGATTCTGCGTCTCCACTTCACCCGGGTTCCGGTTCCAGGCCTGCGAGGCAATAACCCCCAGGAAGGTTCCTACATCGGCAAACTTTTTACCCATAGCCCATCCAAGGCCATCAGCATAATCCCAATCCTGGCCGGCCACTACCGTAACCTTTTCATTCTCGTCAACCATATCCCGAAGGTCTGGCAACGAGCTAATCGTGGTATCCATGCCGCGACCTTCCAGAATGGTATGCAGCGGCATATCCTGTGTATCTGCCCACTCGGCAAATGTTTGAAGCACCGGAATAGCTGCCATGACATCGGGATTCATACCGTCCACCGGTGTTTCGGTGTAGATTGATTCCGGGTTGAAGATAAAGGCCATATCAGAAATATTGCCTTCAGCATACACCGCCAGCTCTTGTGCCTTGGTGCTCATTTCGTCAATAATCACGGTTTGAGCAACAAGCATGATATGAAGCTTAATACCTTCACCGGCGCGACGATAGAACTCCTTAATGTGGCGATATACATTCACCTCATTGGTGGCGTCATAATCGGCATCAATGCCGAGAGCTTCAGCATCCGAAGGGCGCTTGAGTGTGTAAGGCGTGTCCAGGTCCAACGTACTGGCCACAGCCACACCGTTACCGATAATACCGAACTCTCGTCCGTCACCGGCAACATTGGCACCAACAGCGCCCTGACTTATTTTTACTCCTCTAAGGCTTCCCATTACTCGTCATCTTTTTTTGTGAATGACTCCAGTTTTTTCGTGCCGGCTTCGATAACCGTTTTACGGTTTTTACCTTCACTTTCAGCATCAACTATTTTAGCCACTTGCTCCTCGGTTTCGGCAGCTTCAATTTGCTTAAGTACATCCTCAACCTTGTCAAGGTCGGTGGTTGATTTATCTTCGTTGATGGCTTTTGCTAAAGGAACTTCGGCATACCGGTCCTTTTTACCATCAACAGAATTGGAAGCGTTTGACTTTAGAGTAAAAAGTTCACCCTTGTCGTTAGCATACAACCTTGAATAGTTGTGCTTTTCTGCTACTTCAGCAGCTTTCTTGAGTATTGCTTTAGTAATTTTCATTTTGTTATTCCTCCTTTAAAATTGGTTTATGGTTTATGCCGGAATATCCGAAACGATAGAACCAATAGCCTCGTTAACTGCCGGAAGAACGATAAAGTAATTTCGGAAGTTAATCAGGCTACGCTGATTGGTGGGATCGGTCTCTGCCTTGCTGTAGTACATCTTAGTCATACCCTTGGCCTTACGTGCACGCTTCACGTTGAATACAACAGAAGCCTGGCGTTCAGTAGCAGTAGGAGTGGCTCCATAGCTCTGCTTAGTCAGCGTTGAAACAGTGAAATAAGGGTTGCCCGCATATTCACGAATCTGAAAGCCGAGCTGGTCAACGATAATTCCGTTTTTGAAGTTCGCATACGACTTCTGGAATGAAGTATCAGCCAACACCAGGTCATTAACGTGGTCGGGGCAAAGCACTAACCTCATGTTTTCAATTGGAATGCCCGCCGCAGCGTATGCCTCTCTCAATGCAATAATATCATCCCATCTGAGACGCTTTCTCGAACCATCAGGCGTATTATCTCCGGTTGTTTTTAACACCGGGGTTTTAGCAGCATGTGAGGCCGGTGCCAGTGCGTGAATGGCTTTCTTCAGCCGGTTGCGGGCAATGGCATTCGCATGCGCGTCTTTCGACTCCTTGATTTTGTCATAAGCCAGGGCAAAGAGCTCATCATCCGTAATCGGAGTAGCCTTCGTCTGATACTTATCCAGGCTTATGGTGATATCTGTACCATCCAGCGTCTGAATAGGAATCGGGTAGGTGGTGTTATTAATAAGCACATCGGGTTCAACTCCAAAATAAGTGCTGTGAATAACCTGGGCCTCTTCATTACCGGTTACATACCTACTCTTATCGGGGATGCCGTCAAGGAATGTGTCCTTCAACTCATTATCGAGGGCTTTGATGACTTCCTTTGTCCACACCTCCCGGTAGACAGTATCGAGAGTAATGCCACCCATAGTTGGCATCGGAATGAGAGAAACTCCGAAGAGGATGCCGGCCACCGGCAATGCTGGTATTCCGACTAAAGCCGAAAAGGCCGTACCTGCAAACACACTAACCAAAAGGGATGCGAGGATTGAAATAATAATCTTGGTTTTCATTTGATTAATCTTTAAACTTTTAATAAAACTTTAAATAATTGATTTTCTTGATTTTTGTGACCCTACAATACGGGCTCTACGCCATACTCTTTTTTGTAAATAGCCTTGAATGTATCCGGATCCTTTTCAGGCATTTCTTCCAGGGCTACAGGATCGTTTTCCTGGTACCACTTCCAGTCTTTTGAACTGTCCTGGCCACCGCCTTTTCCACCCTGAATTCTGTTTACAATAGGCTCCTTCTTTCCGCCCATGTTCTCGAGTACGGTTTCCAGCACGTCCACGCCATTTTTTTCACCGATAGCCTGGTACTTTTCACGGGTTTCTGAAGTAATAAGGCCGTCTTTTTCAGCTTTATCAAGCTTAGATTTGATGGCGTTTTTTTGCTTAGTCTTGGCTTCCGCCTCAAGTGCATTAAGGCGATCCTCGGTGTTCTTGAATTTGTTCTGAAGCGCAGCAATAACCGCAGTTTCTGAACTTTCCTCGGTTAAGCCTTGCAAATTGAAGGCTTCTATGAGTTCTTTTTTCATTTTTAAATCATTTTGGTTTTTAGATTTCGGTTCGAGTTTGGCAGCAAAATGCCCGTAAGCATTCTCCTGTGTCATTTTTTCCACGCTTGCTTTGTCAAGTTCCTTAATAGGGGCTACGGCATCAACTATCCTTCCGGCCAGTTTTAGATTTACCATTTCATCAGCATTGAGCCAATGTTCAGCGCCATCGAAGTATTTTTTTATTTCTTCCGGGGTTTTTCCTGTTCGGCTTGAGAGGGTTTTGATGAAATTGCCTTCAATATCCATCAGGAGTTTGGCGGTTTGCAAATGATAAGAAGCGTCTCCGTTTCCTCCGCCGGCTGGCCGGTGAACCATGCCGAATCCGTTGTTAGCAATAGATACATTCTCAACCGGCACATAAGGCAAAATCATACAGCCCATAGAGGCGGCAATACCATCTATAATGATATTAATTTTCATGCTCGACCGCGCGAAAGCTCCGCCAATCACATCCCCTTCAAACACGGTTCCGCCATAACTGTGCATCCTGAAGGTGACTTCCTCATATCCTTCCTCTTCAAATGAGTCGAGCAGTGAAGTAAAGTTGAATCCATCGACGAACCATCCGCCAATCTCTCCGTACATCTTTACCTCTACGTGCCTGTTACTGATTTTCTTTATTCTCATCTTACTTGTTTTTAAAAGGCCGCCTCCCTTTGGCCCGGTTCAAACGGCGGCCTTTCTCCCCTCTGGTTAATATTTGTAGCGGGAACCGGATTCGAACCGATGTTCTCCGGGATATGAGCCCGGTGAGATGACCACTTCTCCACCCCGCAATTGAATTGCTAAAGTAATACGTGAAGTGAAGTTTTCTAACATCGGAACTATAAGGGCTTTATAGTTTAATAAAAGGGCTTTATTAAACTATAAAGCCCTTTTAGTCCTCATAACCAAAAAAGGCACGTTGAAACGTACCTTTGAAACTAAAACCATGTAAGATGGCAAAGAAAAGGAAAGCGACCAGGGCAGGAAAGTCCGAGATACGGTACGCTGCAATGCTCTATTGTGAAAAAAAGCGTAATCCGGAAGCAATAGCGAAGGAACTTGAAAGAGACATAAAAACAATTTATGCCTGGAGGGACAAATACGGATGGCAGGATACAAGAGACCTTTTTGAAACCGGACCAACTGAGCTTAAGAAAATCCTATTAAACGAAGCAAATAGAATTGCAAGAGGTGAAGTAAGAAAGGATGAGGATGGTAACAAGATACCAGGAATAGATGCCGACTCATTAAGCAAGGTTATGAAGGCCTACGACTATATGAATAAAAGAACCTCTGTTGAAGTCGTGTATGATGTGCTCGTGATGCTGGATAATTTCGTCGCCGATATCGACCCGAAAAAAGCGGAGGAGTTTACACACTATCATAAAATGTTTATACAAAATCTAATCAGCGAAGAGTAATGTCCGTCACAAGCTATAAATATCAGCGAATAATCGCCAATTATGAAAAGCATTGCCTTCGCATAGCCCAGGCTACCTCTATCAACATTAACGAAAACTCTGTTGATAAACACAGGCGGGTGTCAGAGCTTGAAGCTGATTACATCAATTGGTTCGAATATTACCTTCCTAATTACGCCAAAAAGAAAAGCGGCTGGTTCCACCAGGAGATTGCCGAAGAGATTATAGGCAATAAACAAATCAAGGCTATCATGGAGGCTTACAGGTCGGCTGGTAAGTCCGTGCACATCGACCTTGGTATTCCTCTTTATTTGTACCTCGCCTTAGGTGAACTCCACTTTATGCTGCTGGTTGGCGAAACGGAACCCAAAGCAAAAAAGCTATTATCCGGTATACAGGCACAGCTCCAGTATAATAAAAGGATCATCAACGACTATGGTCAAAAGTTTAAACATGGCGACTGGGGTGAGGGGGACTTTAGCACCACTGACGGAGTCAGATTCCAAGCCATAGGTTTCGGACAAAGTCCACGCGGTGCACGAGAGGAAGCCGACAGGCCGGACTACATCGTTGTAGACGATGTTGACAGCAAAAAGCATGTTAACAACGACAGGCTGATGAGAGAGGCGGTTGATTACATCACGGAAGATGTCTGGGGAACTTTCGATGCCGACGATGACGCAACTGAAAGATTTGTATACGCTAATAACAATTTTAACAACAACTCCATCACCAACAGACTCAAAACCTATATTACTGATAAGATAAAGGAGTTTGAACGGAATAATGAAGAAAGTAACTTTTACCACCTGAGAGTTGATGCTGTAAAAGACCTCAAAAACTTTGAGCCAAACTGGCCTGAAAAGACAAGCTCGGACTATTGGCGTAAAAAGTTTGCTTCAATGCCTTACCGCTCCTTTATGCGTGAGTTTATGAATACGCATGTAGAGGAAGGTAAGGTTTTTAAACCTGAGTGGATCCAGTACACTAAAATACTTCCTTACCGGGATTATGACGCTATTGTTTTCTATGGTGACCTTTCATTTAAGGATGACGCCTGCCACAAATCTATTGTTGCCGTTGGCAGAAAAGGAAGGCAAAACCATATCCTTCATATCATGTTCCGGCAAACATCGAGAGTAGGTGTCGCTAAATGGCTGTACGACATATATGAGGATAAAAACCTGCTTAATGAGGCTATTCATTATCTCATCGAGGGTTTGTTTGCAATGTCAGAGTTTGTTAACGACTTTGATGATGAAGGTGAAGCCAGGGGTTATTACATACCTGTAGTTTCAAAAACAGAGCCTAAACCGAACAAGTTTGACAGGATAGAGGCAATGACCGGTGTATTCGAACGCAGGTGGATGTTCTTTAACGAAGACGAAAAAGACCAGGCGGATCAAATACTTGCAAGGCAAACCCTGCTGGCTTTTGAAAAAGGAACTAAAGTTCCACTCGACTTCCTCGATGCTCTTGAAGGAGGCTTAAAAGAAATATCTAAACTAACGTTCGTACAAAAATTTGACCCGGTAATTGTAAGCCGGGAATCACTACATAAAAACAGATTCTAATGGCACGATTTATCGCAGAGGCAGACTATAACATGCAGATTAAGTCAGAAATAATTAAGCTTCTGACTTCACCAATAAACTGGTATGGTTCAGCCGACCTGGTAAGGGCTGAAGACACGGCAATATCCCAAATTAAAAACCGGATTGGCAGGCGCTATGACTGTGATTTGATTTTTATTGAAAAAGATGATCCGGACTTAAGAGATCAATGGATAGTAACGATTACGATAGACTTGACGCTTTACCACCTGTACAGTAAAACAGGCGCAAAAGACATTCCTCAGCACAGGTCAAACAGATACCAGGACGCGATTGACTGGCTGAAGGATGTGGGAAACGGCACAACAGATGCCAACTTACCGGTAGTAACTAACGACGATGGCGAAGAATACTCCGGCGTGAGAATCTGGGGACGTGAACCGATTAATCATAAATATTAAAGAAACTTCAAATGGGCTTTAAAGATTTATTCAAGATAGGAAAAGGAAGTGCGGAACAATCCGCAGCACCTGTTAACGCCGCTTCGCAGTTGTCTCAAAAAGACCTGCTGATTATCAACAAAATCGTTGATGAATTTAAAGACCGGTCGCGTAAACAAATCAAAGAGTGGCGGGACGCAATGACAGCTACTGAAGATACCGAAAATCCAAGGTGGCATTTGATTCAGGACCTTTATGATGACACCATTGATGCACACCTGGCATCGGTGGTGGATACACGTAAAATGGCCACAACGAATCATACATTTTATGTTACGGATAAGAAATCCGGAGAGAAGCTCGAAGAACAAACGAACCTGCTTAACAAAAGGTGGTTCTTTGATTTTATTGACTATGCACTTGAGGCTATTTTAAAAAAATATTCGGTCATTCAAATAATCCGGCAGGAAGAAAGCCCGGTGATATTTCATGTGCCCCGGAGAAACATTTGCCCTCAAAATCGAAGAATTTACCTCGAGGTTGCCGGTGAGGAATACATCGACTACAGCCAGGAGAGCGATGTAATCGAAATCAAACACAGCTCGGCCTTTGGTATTTTAAACGATATCATCCCTAACACCATCTGGAAAAAAAACAGCCTCCAGAGCTGGGCCGAGTTTGGCGAAAAATTTGGGATGCCCCTGGTTACCGCCACCACTCCTAATGAGAAAGACCAGGCACGAATAGAAACGATGCTGAAAAAAATGGGCGAAGCTGCGCAGGCCGTACTTCCCCAGGGAACATCTATAGAAGTTCACGACACACCGGATGGCGGCAACTCAGAAGGCGTGTACAACATACAAGCCACATTCCACAACCAAGAGATTTCAAAGAGACTGGTAGGAGGCACCATGATCAGCGACTCGGGCTCGAGCTACAAACAGTCTGAAACACACGAGCGGACACTGGATGATAAAATTTCCGTATCAGACCGGCGCTTCGTTACGTTTGTAGTCAACGACGACCTTTTTCCGGTACTTCAAGAGCTTGGCTTTCCATTCGATAATGAAAAGATGGCCTTTCAGTTCGACGATACGAAAGAGCTTACTTTAACTGAGCACTGGAAAATTGTCAGCGATGCGGCCTCCAAGTTCGAATTTGACGAAAAGGGGATGGAGTGGATTGCGAAAACATTTAATATCCCGATTAAGGGTATTAAGAAGACCATTGGTAACAATAACGCAAATTTTAACCAAGCCACTTCCATGCGGGCACTGGCGGTGGCTACTGGTATCTCTTTGCCCGACTATTCTGATTCTCATAACCATGTACACGCTGCAGAGGGCTTAGGTAAAGAGCTCACCGATAAGCTAAACAGATTCGACGTTCAAATCGCTAAATTTCTGTGGAATAAAGATATCACTTCAGCCGAGAAACAACGGCTCCTTAAAGGAAAACGTATTGCTGAAGAGCTGAGAGGCGGCTTGTTTGATTCCTGGAAGGACAGGGTGAAGGTAAAGTGGAACGAACCGGATCATCGTTCGCTGGCTATGATGGAAATGAACCTGTTTAAATTCTCAGAAGCCAAAGGCCGCGCCGAAGTGTTATTGCTTAACCGCCTGCTGATTAACCGCGATAAAAACGAAATCCACAGCGAAAGTGACTTCATAGCAAAAGCGAAAGAAGTAACGGATGTCTTTAACAAAAACTACCTGAAAACAGAGCGTAATTTTGCCATTGCAACCGGGCAGAACTCTGCAAGGTACTTTGAGTTTATCCGTGAGAAAGACGAGATATCTACCTGGCAATATAATACGGTAGGTGATGACCAGGTGCGCGATGAGCATGAAGCTCTCGATGGCCGGGTGTTTTATTTTGATGACGTGCAGGCGCGCAGGTTGTGGCCGCCAAACGGGTATGGCTGCCGTTGCGAAGGCATCCAGTTTGTGGGTGACCCCGGAAACAAGCTCATGACCGGAAATGATGCCTTACCGGTATTATTTACAGAGAAAAAAGACCTTGACCGGTTTGGATTTAATCGGGCTGAGGCCGGTGTAGTCTTCCGGGAAAATCAAATGTACCTGGGAACCCTGGATGACGTCGAAGGTAATGCCTCTGTAGGGAAACCTATTAATCAATATACGTTTAAAGATTACGGACTAAAGTCATTTAAGGATATCAAGGGGCTTAAGCCGCTGAAGCTGGATAAGTCAATCACTCCTGATAATGTAGCGGAGTTATTTACAAACAATGCGGGTGACGATAAGAATAAGCTGATGGGTTTCACTGACTACCTTAACAGGAAAATGGTGCTTACGGAATCGAATTTTAAAATACATACTTCTGGAAAGTATGTGAAAGCAGCCGAAAACAGGCATCAATTATTTGGCAAAGTGGATGAAATCTTAAAAAATCCTGACGAAATATACCTGCATATAACAACTAAAGAGCAAATCAGGTACATTAAGTTTTATGAAGGTAAATCTATTGTTGTCGATACGGAAATTAATAAGGATTCATTTGAATTGAAAACCTGGTACGAAAATAAAATCGGAGATAACATTAGAAAAGGATTGTTTATAAAATAAAACGCTGGAAAGTGATGAGCTATCGTGGTCTCATCGTCGGTCCTGGTTGCCGAAGCATTAACCAGAGGCCTCTATTCTCTCTCCAACGTTTACAGACTACAAATATACAATAGAATTTAAGCTATGGCAAGCGGAACATCAAAATTAAGACTTTTAATAGACCTTCAAAGCAAATTGAAAGGAGGGCTCGACACAGCTAAAAAGCGCGTGGATAAAGCAACCGGAGGCATGCAAAAAAAGCTCGATCACTTTAAGATGAAGAACATCGAAACATTCGATGCCATCAAACACGAGGTTCCGGGACTCGAGAGAGTATTGAACACTCTTAAAAATCCATACGTGTTAGGCACAGCC